TATGGCATTCTTCGTTCTGATGTTCCGTTGGGTGAGTTTAAAAGTGTAAAGTCCACAACGACAGAATTACAATTCAAACCAAATAAGAATATAAATGTAAGTGTTTTAGTATATCAAAATTTATTATCATTTACATCATCATTTAATTCTCCTGTGTCCATTGACTTTGGAAACTCTGAAATTATAACATTCTTAAGTAGATATGGATATAATGGAGATGGAAGATATAAGAGTGATTTTGAATTGTTTCATAATTCTCTTCCAATTTTTAAAAGAGAATTCAATGGATCCAACTCAGACATTGTAAATACAACAGACGATACAATCGAGATTCACGAACATTTCTTTGTTACAGGAGAGAAAGTTAATTATTACCCAGACATAGAAGATAAAACAGATCGATCAAAATCAATTGGAATTGCTCAGACAACTATTGCTGGAATTGGTCTAACTAATAAACTTCCCTTGACTAGTTATGTTTATAAGGTCAATGACAGTAAAATTAAACTTTGTGCCACAGCCCAAGATTCATTAAAACTTCCACCTAAAGTTCTAGATTTAAATCAATTAGGAACATTTAGCAAACATTCAATAGTAGCAACAAATCAAAACACAAAAGCTCTGATCAAAATCGATAATGTGATACAATCTCCAATTGTATCAACTGCGACGACAACATTATTAACAAATCAGATTGGAGAATTGGATGAAATAATTCAGATTCAAGATAATATTGATTTGGCTGCAGGAGAATTAATCAGAATAGACGACGAAGTAATGAAAGTTTATTCTATTGATGGAAATAATCTAGAGGTCATCAGACCTGTTTTAGGCTCAACTGCTGGCATTCACACGGCAACTACTCTAATAACAAAATTATCAGGAAATTATAACATTTCTGATAATACAATCTATTTTTCAGGTCCTCCTTATGGACCTCTTCCATCAGTGGATGAAAATTCTTCATATGATCAATTGGATTATGAAGGAATTCAAACCAGATCGACATTCCACGGAAGAACATTCATGAGATCTGGAATTAACAATACTAGTTCAGATACCTATGCTTCAAACTATCTCTTTGATGATATTTCGAATAAATTTGATGTATCTACGAATACATTTACACTTAAGCAAAATAAAGCTGATATATCGGGATTTTATAATGACAATTCTATTGTCTTAGTGAATTCCACTATACAAACTCCAGAAGAGAATTTCTATCTTGAGGCTAGTGGAGGTGGAACAAATATTGTCTTTAGTCAAGATGCACTTTCGGTTTTAACTTATGATCCAAATACAACCGGATTTCCTAGAGGAGGAATATTAGTTTCTGTCGGATCTTCTACTGGATTGGGATATGCTCCATTGGTTTGCGCTGGAGGAACTGCAATTGTTTCCGCTGCAGGTACAATCGCTTCCATAAGTATCGGAAATAGTGGATCCGGATACAGACCTGGAATACAAACCTCAATTAGAGTTGGAGTCAAAACTGAAAACTCGTCAATATTCTACATCGGAACTGCTTCAGTGTCAAGTGGAGGAATTATTAGTGTCAATATTAAAAATCCTGGAGTAGGTTACACTCGAACAAATCCTCCGATTGTAATATTTGATGATCCACTATCATACACCAATATTCCATTGAATTATGCTCAAGGTTATTCTGGTTTTGGAACAGGCGCAACTGTTGATATTGTTGTCGGATTAGGATCAAGTGTAATTGATTTTAAAATTAATCGTTTTGGATATAATTATAAAAAAGGAGATGTTCTAACAGTTCCAATCACAGGAAATCAAGGAATTGTAACCTATTCAAACTATTCTCCATTTAAAATATTGGTTGATAGAGTTTATAGAGATGGATTTTCCGGTTGGCATAATGGACAAATTCAAAAACTTGATGACATTAGCTCTTTTTGCGATGGATTTAGAAAGTCATTCAATTTGTCTCTAAATGTAAATCGATTCTCTATCCTTTCTAGAAAGGGATCTAATGTAGATGTTCAATATACTCTATTGATTTTTATAGATGATGTTCTTCAAGTTCCAAATGAAAGTTATATTTTCAAAGGTGGAAGTCAGATCACATTTACAGACGCTCCAAGATCGGGATCAGCAATAAAAATTCTATTTTATAGAGGAACCAAAGATATTGATGTTTCTGATGTTGATATTATAGAAACAATAAAATCTGGCGATCACATTAATATTGAAGATGATACTAGATTATTTGATGAAGAAGAAAGATTAGTTTATGATGTTTTATCGACAAATACAGTTGAAACAAATCCATATAGAGGTCCCGGTATTTCCAATAACCCAAATCAACTAAGACCGGCTACATGGTGTAAACAAAGAGAAGATTCATTGGTTAATGGACAATATGTATCCAAAGCCAGAGTTCAATATAATGCAAATATACATCCAGTTGCATACTTAACCAAGAGTATAGGAACTGCAACATCTATATTCTTCGTTGATAGTGTAAAATGTTTCTTTGATAATAAAAATGAATCAACAACGAACTTTAAAAGATCCAAGATAAATATAATTTCTCAAAATTCCAATACTGTAGAGAGTGTCAGAGATGTTTCTTATCAGGGAGACTTTGGAACAATTGTCGGAATTGGAACGACACAATTCATTGATAGTTATTCAGGTCTTACATTAGATCTTCATATTCCTTATGATTCTCCTCTTAGAAGTTCTACTTATAATGTAAATCCAATTTCTATTAGTGGAATACAAACAGGATATAGATTTGTTGTTAATAGAACAAATACTGGACTTGGAAATAATTCATATGATAATTCAAATTCGATAGTTGGATTTGGAACAACATGTATAGACAATGTGTATGAGGTTATTGATCACACTACTGTATCTAAGAATGTACCTGGAATTGGTGTTACAAATATAAAACGAGTATTTGTCAAGGTGAATTCTTATGTTGGAGTCGCTTCCACAAACGGATATAGCGGAGATTATAGCTGGGGTAGAATAATTACTAATTATAGAGAAAATCCTAAAGAATTCTCATTCTATTCTCCTGGAATTTCAACATCTGCAATCATAAGAAGAGTCTACGGTCTCAACTACTAAATAATAATATTACAATTGACGAAAATATATTGAAATGTCAGCAATTAGAACAAATCAATTAAATATTCTAGCAGCCAAGAATTTTCTTGCTGACGTGGAATCAGTAAATAACTCATATTATACATTCATAGCCCTAACAAATCCAGAATCATTAAGTCCAACTTGGGATTCAGCGCCTCTCTCTCCCAAAGATTCTTTTGATGATGAAAATATTGTTTGGGATTCAATTATAGCATTAAAAAAGATTAATGTTGAAGATATAAGTTTAGTTGTTAATAAAAATACCTGGGAATCTGGAAGAGTATATGACATGTATCGTCATAATATCACCAGAGATAATTTATCAAAACCTTCAAATTTCACAAATTTATATTATTCCAATTATTATGTCGTCAATCAGGATTATCGAGTATATATTTGTCTGAATAATGGAACAAGTCCAGAATATCCAAGCGGAAGGCCAAGTTTAGACGAACCATTATTTACTGATCTTGAACCTAGATCTTCTGGTACAAGTGGAGATGGATACATTTGGAAATATCTATACACTATTAAACCAAGTCAAATTATAAAATTTGATTCTGTTAATTATATTCCGGTTCCAAAAAATTGGAGTACCAATTCTGATGTTGCTGATGTTAGAAATAATGCTTCAACAAGTGGACAATTAAAAGTTGTATTAATTACAAATCGTGGTTTAAATGTAGGAACCGCTAATCAAACTTATACAAATGTTCCAATCAAAGGTGATGGATCTGGGGCTGAGGCTACCATTGTTGTTAATAGTGAATCTAAAGTAGAAAGTATAACTGTAACAAATGGAGGATCTAACTACACATTTGGAACTGTCGATCTAACTTCACTTCCAAATGCAACAGTAACTCCAACATTTGAAGTGATTATTCCACCTCAAGGTGGTCATGGGTATGATATTTATAGAGAACTTGGTTCTACAAATATCATGATTTATTCTAGAATTGAAAATGACATTGAAAACCCAGATTTTATTACAGGTAATAAATTTGCTCGTATTGGTATTGTTCAGAATCCAAAAGAATACGACAGTAATCTAAATGTGACTTTGGATAAGGCTAGTTCTGTAGGAGCCCTTATTCTAAAGGGCGATCAATCGGCTCCAGATGCCTATCAGAGCGCCTCGTTTACGGTAAACTCTATCGTAACGCAGACTATCGGAACTGGCGTTACCGCTGCCGGTAGAGTGGTCTCTTATGATCCATTCACAGGAGTATTAAAGTATTGGCAAGATCGTTCTATAGCCGGATTTAATACTGATGGAACCAAATCAAATACATCATTGTATGGTTATCAATTACAAAGATTTACCGCAACTCCAACTGGTTCTGGAAGTTTGAAGATAAATAATGGATCTGTAGATCTTTATATTGATTCTCAATTTGGAACAATTTCAAATCCTGGTGTAAGTACAGTGATAAATAATAGGACATATTATCTTGGTCAAAAATTTATATCTGGTGTTTCTAATCCAGAAGTTAAAAAATATTCTGGGAATATAATTTACGTCAGCAATATAGAATCAAATTTGAGAACCAAAAATCAAAAAGAAGATATTAAAATCATTCTTCAGTTTTAACCTACTATGCCTCAAGAAACTAATCTTAATAGATCACCATATTATGATGATTTTGATCCTGAAAATAATTATTACAAGGTATTATTTAAACCTGCCTATCCAGTTCAGGCTAGAGAGTTAAATACTATTCAATCGACTTTACAGAATCAAATTGAGCAGTTTGGAAATCATATTTTCAAGGAAGGTTCTGTTGTAATTCCAGGTCAATTGAATTACAATGACAACTTTTTTGCGGTTGAAGTAGAAAAAACATTTTCCAATATTCCACTTGATGTTTATGCTGAAGATCTAGTAGGAAAACTTATTCAAGGTGAAACTTCAAAGGTTAAAGCTAAAATTGTTAAGGTTCTAGATTATACATATTCAGATAGAGATTACTATACATTTTACATTTCATATTTAAGTTCTGGTGTAGATAACCAAACTGGATTTAATGACTCAGAATATCTTTTAATTGAAGAAGATGTTTTGGGTGAAAAGATAACAATTCAATCAGGACAAGCATTCGCTGTAACTGCAAATTCTAATTGTAACTCCGTAGGATCTGCTGTTATTTTATCTCAAGGTGTATATTTTATTCGTGGATTTTTTGTAAATGTTGATAGTCAACTTCTAATTCTAGATCCACATACCAATACTCCAAATTATAAAGTTGGATTTGATATTATAGAAGAAGTTGTAACTGCTGATGATGATATAACTCTTACTGATAATGCTAAAGGTTTCAATAATTATGCTGCACCTGGAGCCGATCGTTTTAAAATCACGGCAGTTTTATCTAAAAAACTATTAACTGAGACTAATAACGAAAACTTTATTCAGTTGATGGAAATTGTTAATGGAAAAATAAAATCTATTAAACAAAATCCAGAATATAATATTCTTCAGAAGGAATTAGCAAGAAGAACTTATGATGAGTCTGGTGATTATTATGTAAATCCATTTTCTGTTAATGTAAAAGAATCTTTAAATGATTTCAAAGGAAATGGTGGTATTTTTAATGAGAACACACTAACTTATAACGGAAATACTCCTTCTGATAATCTCGGAACCTACCAGATTTCACCGGGAAAAGCTTTTGTTCGTGGATATGAGGTTGATATTCCTGGAGTCAATTATATAGACTTTGAAAAACCAAGAACAAAAAATTCTGTAAAATCTCAGTCTTTAAACTATTACACTGGACCAACAATCTCTGTAAATAGAGTTTATGGATCACCTAGAATTGGTCTAAGTACAAGTTTTTATGTTTCCTTAAGAAGTGATAGAATTGGTTCCACAATTACTACTTCAGCCGGAACCGAGATTGGAGTTGCGAGAATTTATGATTTCAATTTAACTGCAGGTAATGGAAATTCACTGACAGACTCATATGACCTTTCGCTATTTGATATTCAAACTCATACTGAAATTTACTTAAATCAGCCAATTACGCTAACTATTCCAACTCAAATTAAAGGTAATTCTAGTGGCGCAACTGCATATCTAAGAAATAGTGTATCTAATGTTGGAATTGTAACCGTATATAATGTAAAGGGTAAATTCTCTGTTGGAGAAACATTCAGTTTTAATGGTATTTCTTCCACAGGAATTTCAACATCTATCAATTCTTATAATTTCAGTGACGTTAAGTCTGTATATGGTGTTGTTGGAACTGCATCTACCTTTAATTGTGATATTGTTCAAACAAAGAATCAATTTATTAATTCAATAACAATTGAATCTAGTGGTTCTGTTTATTCTCCAACAACAGTTCTTTCTAACATAATGAGAGTTGGAGACATTGTATCTTATACAAAACCATCTTCAACTCTTCCAACATATTCAAAAGTTACTTCTGTTGGAATTAATATAGCTACAATAACCGCAGTAACTTCTGTCGCTGGAGTTAATGATGGAACCTTGCCCGGTTCTACTATAAATCCAACAGATTTCTCAATTCTAACAACTAAATTTAAGAGATCCGAAGATAATACACTTTATACAACTTTATCTAAATCAAATATTTCAGATTTAGATTTAACTGATTCTCAGTTGACAATAAAGAAAGAATATGCTGTACAAATTTCTTCTAATGCTATATCCCCAATAAGTTCTGATACGGATGAGTTCTTCTTACCTTTCGAAGAAGATCGCTATATCTTAACAAGATCAAATGGAGTCAATGAAGAACTAACATATGACAAATTCTTTATTTCAAATGACGGAAAAACTCTTGAAATTAGAGGATTGGGTTCAAACGATAATGCTTCGAGACTTATAGTAACATTAAAAAAAGTAAATATTACATCGAAACAGAAGATCAAGAATAAAGTTGGATCTTTAGTCATATCAAATTCAAAATATAATGCGTCTGGTGTTGGAACTACAACATTTAATGATGGCCTTTCATATGGAAATTATCCGTATGGAACCAGAGTTCAAGACGAAGAAATTTGTCTATTGAGACCTGATGTAAGAAAGATTCATGCTATTTTTGAGTCCAATAACACTAACGATCCGGTTTTACCATCGGTTACTTTATCTCAACTAACCGGACCAAATGCAAGAGTAACTGATATTTTAGTTGGTGATGAATTTGTTGGAGAAACAAGTCATGCCATTGGAATCTACTGTGAAAAGAACAATGATCTTCAAATAGGTTATGTTTATTTAAACAATAATTCATTCATAATTGGAGAAAAAGTTACATTCAAAAGCTCAAAAGTATCTGGAATCGTACAATCTTTAACTCCTGGAAGTGATAATGTAGTTAATAACTATACATTAGATCAAAATATCACAGAAACAATCTACGATTATTCTAAGATTGTAAGAAAGTCTAATTATAAAGAACCAACCGGAAGACTGAAAGTCATCTTCGAATATTCAAATTATTCCACATCAGATACTGGCGATATTACGACTGTAAATTCTTATAATCAGTTTGATTATTCTGAATTAAAATTCAGTGAATCTGATACTATTGATATTAGACCTAGAGTTTCAGATGCTCAAGTTTCTATAAATTCCAGATCTCCATTTGAATTCTTGGGTAGATCTTATAATTCATATTCTAATTCTGCTAAAAATATTTTAGCTTCCAATGAACAAATTACTCTTGATTATTCTTATTATCTTCCAAGAATTGATCGTATATTCCTAACAAATAGTGGAATATTACAATTAATTAATGGTCAGCCATCAGATAATCCAGAACTTCCAAAATCAATTGATGATGGAATGGAGATTGCATCTGTATATCTACCAGCTTACTTAAAGACCACAAGTGAAGCCAAGATTAATATTCTAGAACATAAACGTTATACAATGAAAGATATATTCTCATTGGAGAATAGAATTAAGAATCTAGAATATTATACAAGTCTGTCTTTATTAGAATCAAAAACCGAGAATTTAAATATCGTTGATTCAAATGGATTAAATCGATTTAAATCTGGCTTTATTGTTGATAATTTTACTGGAACTATTCCTCAGGATAAATCAACAATTATTAAGAACAGCATTGATATTGCTAATCAAGAATTAAGACCTACTCACTCAACTACAGAATTAGATCTTTTAATTGGATCCAAATCTATACTTGGAATTGGAACAACCGCAAATACGTTTGCGGATTCAAGATATGTAAATGATTATATTGGAAATAATGTAAAAATTGCAGGGAGAGTTGCAATTTTGGATTATGATCATACTCTTGAGATTTCTCAGCCATATGCAACAAGAGTTGAGAATGTAACTCCTTATCTTGTCACAATTTATAACGGATCTATAGAACTTGAGCCAACATCTGATGTGTGGATTGACACGGTTCGTCTAAATGCCAATGTAACCGAGATTGACAATTTTACTCCTACTCAACAACAGTTGATTGCATCCGGATTTGATCCTCAGACTGGTTTTGGACCTATAACCTGGAACTCCTGGGAAACAAATTGGACTGGAAGAGACGTTTCGAATTCAACCGCAATATCTGGACGACATGTTGTTTCTGTTGACACAGAAACATTAACTGGGACACAATCCAGAACCGGAACAAGACAAGTTGTCTCTCAAGAAATCTCAACAAGATCTCAAGGCGATTCTATTGTAAGTACAGAACTTGTACCTTACATGAGATCTAGAAATATTGAAATTGTAGGTAAGAGATTCAAGCCTTATACAAGACTATATTCATTCTTTGATGGATTGAATGTAAATGAACTTGTATTTCCTAAACTTCTCGAAATTTCAATGACTTCAGGAACATTTACTCCTGGAGAAACTGTTGTTGCTTATGACGGATCAAATAAAGTTGCTGTATTTAGAATCGCCAAATCGAATCATAAGTACGGTCCTATAGACGCCCCAACAGACGTTTATACAAAGAATCCTTACGATTCGACTCAAACTATTCCAGAAAATTATTCTTCAACTTCTTCAATTCTAAACATCGATACGTTTAGTTTGTCTGAGAAATCTAGAGGAGATTATTATGGAAATCTGAGTTTGAATTCGGTTTTAATTGGACTTACAAGTAAAGCGAAGGCTAATGTTTCAAATATTCGACTTCTTACAGATTCTGTTGGAACTTCTATCGGTTCATTCTTTATTCCAAATCCAAATGAATCTTCATACAAGTTTGAAGTTGGAACCAAAGTATTCAAGTTGACTAATGATCAACAAAATTCTAATATTTATGGAATTTCGAATACATCAGGTGAAGAGAAGTTTTATGCTCAAGGAACTATTAATAATGTTCAAGAGAAGATTATCTCAGTAAGAAGCCCAAGAGTCGAGACTATTAATTTAACAGAAACCGTAAATGTTTCTCAAACAAATACATCTGTCAATGCATTTAATCTTCCTGGAAGATTTGTCGATCCTCTTGCACAATCATTCTATAATGATAATCAAAATGGAATATTCATAACAAAATTAGATATTTTTGTACAATCGAAAGATTCTACTATTCCACTCATTGTACAATTACGTCCAATGGCTTATGGAGTTCCAACCGAAGAAGTGATTCCATTCAGTGAAGTTGAATTAAAGCCAGATCAGATCAATGTTTCAGATGATGCTTCGGTTCCAACGACCGTTGAATTTGAAACTCCAATTTATATTCCAGGTAATACTTATACATCAATTGTTCTATTGTCAAATTCCAATGAATATAATGTTTGGATTTCAAGACTTGGAGAAATAGATGTTACTTCTTCATTAGGATTAGAATCTCAGCAAATTGTTGTAACTCAACAAAGTATTCTTGGATCTTTATTCAAATCACAAAATGGTTCTACATGGAATCCAAGTCAATATGAAGATTTGAAGTTTAATCTTTATAGAGCAGAATTCAAATCAAATACTGGAGATATTACTTTCTATAATCCAGATCTATCTCTAGGTAATGATCAAGTATCTACTTTATTGAAAGATTCAATTCAGGTTAATTCTAAGATCATTAGACTTGGACTAACCACATCAATTACAGATACTGGATTAAGACCTGGAAATACTATTGTTCAGTATTCAACAAATGCAACCGGAAACTATGTTGGTTCCGCCGGAAGTATTTCGAATCTTCAAATTCTAAATGCTGGTATTGGTTATACTCCTTCTTCCGGATCTGCGACATTCAATGGAATTACTATTAATTCTATAACAGGTCGAGGTAAAAATGCAACAGCGAATGTGACCGTTAATAATGGTTCTGTGTCGGCCATTTCTATTGTTAATGGTGGTTCTGGATATTTGGTTGGAGATGTTATTGGAATAGGTCCTATTGGAGTTAGCTCTTTAGGAAGAAACTTCAGAGCATCAGTATCTCAATTAGGTTCTTATAATCAAATTCTAGTAAGTCAGGTTCAAAAAGATTTTGAAACTGGTGTTGGTAAGACTATTCAATACTATAATTCTTCGAATGTTTTAACCAATCTAAATGGTGGTGGAGTTTTGGTTGGCTCAATTGAAAACAATACTCCTTATAATGATGGATTGCACTTGAAGATTAATCACAAAAATCATGGAATGCATTCTAATGTTAATATTGTAAAACTATCAGATGTTCAATCAAATCTTCCATTTACAAAACTTACAAATAGTTATCTAACAACATCCACTGACAATATAGCATTGGATGATACTTCTACTGCCAATTT